AACATTTTTTTCATCAAATCTAATTTTTCTCTAGCACCTAATGGGTTCTTTTTAGGGTCTTCACTTCTACTTAAATAAATTTTGTAATCTCTGCTAGTCGATTTAACTTTATCCATTAATTTTAAGTGACCAATTGTAGGTGGATTAAATCTACCAAAAGCAAATGCTATTGATTTTCCTTTTGCTTCGTCAAGTAATTCTAACTGTTCGTGTACCATTGTTTGTAGTTTTTTGCCATCAATATCTTTAAATGTATCAGCAACAACTGAAGCATACCATCCAATATCGTGTCTTAATGATACCCCTTGTTGTGCTTGTTCTTTCTTTTTTCTATCAATAACGTCTTGTAAAACTTTAGCAGCGTATTCATATCTCTTTTGAGTTGTTGCCATCATTTTAATTTTGGTAACTAAATTTTTGAACCAATAGGTTGCTTTTATTTTTACTTTATCTAATGTGATTGCTTCGGTTTTTAAACTATCTATTTCATCATCTGTAACTTTACCATCTTCTAAAATTTCTTTACACTTCTTATAGAATTTTAAGTAGTGATATTTTTCTAGGTACTTGTAAATAATATTTTTAGGTAGTTTATGTTTCTTACCAAACTGTTTAATTTCATCTGGTGTCATATCATCGCTAAAAGCACTTTGTCTTTGTTTAACAATATCATCACCTATGTCAACTAATACCTCTATACTGTCTTCTATTTCTTCTAGTTTAGTATTAATTCTATCTTGTAAGTTTAACACATCATCAGCAGTTAAACCTTTTAATTCTTCGTAATCAATTAAGTCTCTAGCAAGTTCGCCTTTAACTACATCTATCTCTTTTACTTTTTTCTGAAAGTCAGCTTCGTATTTTTCAGGATCAAAAGTATCTTCGGTAGGTCTTCTTACGAATTTGTTTTCATCTATATCGTAAACTCCGTCAGCCATTGCGTCATTCTTTTTCTTTAATTCAGGATCAACAATAACGAAATAATTGATTGGGTGTTGTGTACCTGGAACAAGCTCACCATTTATATTTCTTAAACTAGACGCCAACTCTTTTCTAGCTTCTTCTCTATCTTCTTTGGGTACATCAAATAAGATATTAATATCTAAATCTGCATCGTCTCTATATTTTTTTGTAAGTATAGAACCAATTAATGAATATTTTACTACTGGATATTTCTCCTGAAACTTATCTATTTGATTTAAGATAATATCTCTAACACTTTTTTTAAGTTTAGGATTATTAGTATCTGCTTCATCAAATACACCTGGCGCATATCTTTGTCTAGGTATATCTATGATACTTTCTTTTATGTAATCTTTAAATCTCATATTCTTTTTTTAGCTTCTAGTTCTTTCTTTATCCAACTTATGGCAGTACCATTTTCTGGTTTAGTTCTTAATCTACTTCTAATATATTTAGAAGCTTGATTTAGTACCATAGTAACTAACTCTTTGTCACTCTTATTGTTATCGACAATTAACATTTTATTAGGACTAAAAATTCTTTGGAACTGTCCAATATTTCTTTGTACTTGGTTCCAGCTATTTGTTACCATATACTCTGGTACTGATCTGGGTCTATTGTTGTTTCGTTCTATAGCAACATCTAAACTTGTATTAACAAAAATCATATAACTATCATAGCCGATTTGATCTAACGTTCTTTTTTGTGTATTAATTACATTCAAATCTCTACCCGTTGCGTCTATAATTAATCCTAATCTTCCTTGTATGTAAGTATCTAATTGAGTAGCAGAAGTCATCTTTGCTTTAGCTCTTACTAGGTTTCTAAAGTATTCTTCTTCGTCAGGCATCTTTAATGATAGGTTAGCTTTTTTCAAACCTCTTTCAAATGCTCCGTCAGAGTTAACAGTTTTTAATCCTGTACCACCAAAGGCACCAGCTGTTACAAATGACTTACCACTTCCCGGTCCACCCGCTAAAAAGAAAGCTTTGAATATACCTGGATCGTAAACTCCCTCATTTAAATACTCTCTAAATTCACTCAATGGTTTTACCTTTAGTTTGTTAATAATTTTTTTAGCAATGTCTTCAGGTTTACCACCTTCAGCTCTTACTTCTATGAAACCAGGTTTCTTTCTATAATATTCTACCACTGGACTTGTTTCTTTTTTGTATAGATTAATTCTATTTTTAATAATATCTGGTTTGTCATCAGGTCGACCTCTTTTAGTAAGTCGTCCAATTACTTCTTGTTCACTAACATTTAAATAAACTACTTTGTTTATTTTAATTCCTTCTTTTTCTAAATCTCTTACTTGTTGCATATATCTGGGAAAGCCATCAAAGACAAATCCCTTATCAGCTTTCACAACTGCGTCTTTAATAAGTTTTAATACAATATCATTTGGTGCGAAATCACCTTTACCTAAACTAGATAATTGTTTTGCTATCTCGCCGCCTTTTGCTTTTTCTTTTCTTAATAGTTCACCTGGATAGATATGTTCTATATCAAACTCTTTAGTTATAAATTCAGCGTAAGTTGATTTACCTGAACCGGGTCCTCCTATTAAAATTATATTCATTAGTCATTTACCTTTGCACCAGCACGCCATTGGTAGCAGCTCCAATATCTTGCCATAGTTTTTGGTCCTGGATCAGCGCAATTATGTCTTGCTCTAAATGACTTTCTTCTTGCTGGATTATCTCTCTTAATAGATAGTCCAGTTGTATCTCCAAATGATACTTTCTTAATTTTATCGCCATCTTTTACGTACACATAAAATTTTTTAGAACCACCTCTAATTGGGTCATTCAATTTTACTGTTTTACCTTGATACTCAGCCTCTTGTAAAGGTTCACTTTCGTGTTCAAATATTACGTTCTCACATTGTATATCATAATCTTCAAATTGTTTAAATGTTTTTGTCATTAACTACTCCAACCTTTTGGCATTGTAAAGTTAGCTCTACTAAATTCCATTCTATCAACTAACTTAATTGCTCCTGCTATTCGATCTACAGCTACATAACCTTCTGGACTTGTTACTCTATAACCTGTAGAAGTTCTTAAAAAATGTCCAATGCTTTGAATTTCACTCATTTTGTTTATCAAAAAATCTTTAGCACTTTGTAAAGTAACATGAGCAGCAATAGCCATTACTAAAGCATTTTTATTTCTATCTATGAATTTTAAATTTGTTTGTAATATATCTTTATACTTTTGTTTAGCCGTATCAGTTTTCTTAGCGTCTATCTCTGCTTGTAGAATATTAATATAGTAATCTCTAAACATATCTACTAAAATTCTGACTTTGGCCATATGACCTGATGATCCTCTTATGTAGTGATTAAAGAAAGTTTTTAATCTAAACCCTACACCTAAACCATCAGCTGAACTTTTACTCATTTCATCTAACAACGGTGCTGCCTTTGATAATGAACCTTCTGCCATTCTTAATTTTGCGTTGAATTGTGCTAATTCGTTTCTTGTAAGTTTCGCAGAACCAGATACATCTTTGTAACCAGCACTCGCTAGAAATACATTAGTTGATCTACCTCTAACTGTACCAAAGCCAGCTGTCATACTATCCAAAGTCTTACCTGTATATTTTGTGTGAAAAACAATTCCCATTCTTGCTCTACTGATTTGTTTACCAATAGCTGAATTGGGTGGAACAGCATATGTAATTGTATTAGGAGTAAACGATAACATCTTGTCACCATCCATGTCAATTGTTTTTAAATCTGACTGTGAGAACAGAAAGTCGCCTTGTAATACGCCTTTAATACCTAGACGTGATAATTCTTTTAATGCGATTGATAGTTTATTACCTAATTCACCAGAGTGATTTTTTCTAATATCAGCGTTAGTGTAATTTACTTTTGGAGTTTTATTAAAAACTGATTTAGTACCGACAAAGAATTTGCCATTTTCTGGATTAATACCACAGATGATAGCTGGTGCGCCATCCCATTTAACTGTCATATTAACTTTTGCATTCGAAGAACCCGTAAGCATATCTCTTACTGATCTTAAAAAGTTTAACGCATTTTGTCCACCTTGAGTACCACGATTTATTATATCGTCTTCGAGTCGTCACAGGTGCTCCAAATGAGTATTTCTATCTTGGGTAATAAAACCTTTGAAACTAAACATTCGGAGCACCTAACCTTTCTTTATATTGAATTGTTAAATTATATTTTGATGTATAACCTTTGCCATTAGCGGCACTTTTTAATGATGAATATGGTATGTTTTGATTTTCATACCAGAAATATTTTAGACATTGATAATATTTTCCATTAACATAACAAGCTTTTGCTTTCGGATTATTGTGTCCTGTTACTGGAGTTTTTCTACCCCAATTTCTATCCACACTTTTAGAACCTATAAGTTTTTTGGTTTCTTCACTATGTTTTTTGCCTAACATACTATAAGTTGGAACTCTACTCCAGTTTCTAGCAGTTTTATTATCTTCTATTTTAGACCAATATTCTTTTGTAGTTTCTGAATTGCCACCATAACCACCATATGATAGATTATAATAGTCTTTGGATTTTACAGCGTTATATTTGTTGATATAGTATATCTCTTTTAAATATACTTCCTCTGGAGTGGAACAATGTTCTAATATTGTTCTTTTGAAATTCTCTCTTCCGTATTTGCGTATGGCAGACTTTACTAGTCTCCCACTTCCTAGGTAGGAATCACTATTGAATGTGCATACACCTATATACTTTTTACCGTTTTTTAAATTCTCCGTCTGATAAACAAACATTTTTCTCTTTCATTGGTTCCATTACTATATTCACATGCTCCATATAAATCAATTGTTTATTATATTTATAAGACTAAACTCTTATCCATAAGAATTTAGGCACGCCTCCGTTAGAATGCCATACTTTGTGTTTGTTTTGAAATTTAGCCACTTTATGAGCGTCTTCTTCAAAAAAATATTCTCCAATCACGTTTTTAGTGGGCTTTTCTACTACTTGCCAGATAATGTCTTTATCATTCTTCATTATCTTTTTAGTATAAGACAATTCAGGTTGTTCATTATTAGGTCGTCTATCACCTCTATGAAATCTAACTTTTTGTTTTTTAACCATTATAATTTAAAATCGGAAAACTTTTCATATGAATCTTCAGGTGATGGATAGTTTTCCTCTTGTTTTAGTTCCTTACCACCTACTATATTTTGTGCTGAGTTATCAGTATCATATAATCTCATTTTAGCTCTATCAACACCTATTATAAATGACCTGTTTATACCTGGGTCATTATAACGATTCTTTAATTGTTTCACTTTCATTTGTCCTAGACCTTCTAGTTCTTCATTACTAATTAGAGCAAACATAAAATCTGCTGTTGCTGGTAGACCAAA